GGAAATCTGATGGATAGTGCACTGAAGACAAAAATCGCAGGCGCTATTGGCGGTGGTGCGGTTGCTATCACGACGATAATGCTATCAGGAAAGGGGGGATTAGAAGGCCGTGAATACGTCCCATACAAAGATGTGGTTGGAGCTCTCACCGTCTGTGATGGGCATACAGGAAAAGACATCATTCCGGGTAAGCGTTATTCGGATAAAGAATGTGACGCTTTAACCAAGTCCGACATCGAACGCATTGCCAGACAGGTTGATGCAGCAATCAAGGTGCCAACCACTGAAACTCAACGTGCTGCAATTTACTCCTTTGCTTACAACGTGGGTGCATCTGCAACAATCAACTCAACATTGATGAAGCGTCTTAATGCTAAGGATTATGCCGGTGCATGCAATGAGTTGAAAAAGTGGGTATATGCAGGCGGTAAGAAGTGGAAAGGACTGATGAATCGCCGCGACGTTGAATATGAGGTTTGTACCTGGAGCCAGAAGAATGCTTAAGAAATGGCCTATAGGCGAGATCATCACCATAGCAGCAATAGCTATCGTCATTCTTCTGACGCTTCGCCTTGCAGCAGATAACAAAAAACTCAGCGTAGATAACGGACGCCTGTCTGAGCAGATTAAAGACATTGGTCAGAAGAACGAAGGCCTGGCTAATTCCATTGATGGTCTTGTTGACCAGATAGCCGTTATGAACAAGATAGTAGCAACAGAAGCTCGTCGCCGTGCGGCTGCTGAAATGAAATCACAGAAACTGCAGGACGAGGTGAAGGATGCTCTCAAAGGCAACCAATGCGCTATTGAGTATATCCCTGCTGATGCTGTTGTCGGGGTGCGCAAAGCAGCAGATAGTGCGAGAGGCAGTAAAAGTAAAAAATCCTCCCATTCCGGCAAATCTGCTGATTGATTGCGTAGTCCCTGACATTCCCGAAAAGATGACATTTGGCGACAGCGTAAACCTTAACGTTGCGCTGCTTCTCTCCATTGAGAACTGCAACGGACAGTTAGGCGCAATCAGGCAGATAGAAGAAGGCTTATCCTCTAAAGCGGATAAATAACAAATATCCCTCGCATCGGATAGGCATCCATTTTCACCAATCCCCAAAAACCGGAGGCAATCATGCCAACTAAGGTTATTTCTACAGGCGGCGTCCCTACAGTCGTGGCAAACATGGATGATGTTGATGGTGAAGCATATACACTGCCACCTGCAACAACATCTGTTCTCGGCGGAGTGAAGCAATCGGCAGCCAAGGCTGACTCGATTGCAACTGATGTTGCAGGTGTAGTTGCTGATTTAAATGCGCTGATGGCAAATCTTCGTGCTTCCGGAATCCAAGCTTCCTGATATTTAATTCTGTGAAATACGATTCTCTCCCGTGGGACGAAAGCAGGAAACTCTAATATGACTAATAAGTTCGAAGATATGCCTAGAGATGTGCGGGAATCCATCCTGCGCACGATTGAGCATCGCCTGTCTCATGGCTGTTCGAGTGATGATAAAAGTAATGTTGATTCAATTCTCGCTGCTTATGGTGGTTTATTTCATCCATCTACGCGGACATCCACAATAAATGTTACTGGTAATATTACGATTACAGTTCCCGATGCATGTAAGGTAAAAGTATGCCCATGATTATCGATAATCCCCAGGAGATTTATCAAGTCAGAGTATTCATGAAGTCTGGCGTGACTATAGAAGGATTTGCTCCAAGAGGCGGAGATATTGAAGGATTTTGGATATGCATATCCCGAACAGATGATATGCAGAATGCTACCTACATTAATCGTGATGACGTTTCATATATCGAACTTCGAGAGAAACAATAAATGGCAAAGCTCACAGACAAACAAGAGCTGTTTGCCCGTGAGTACCTGAAAGATTTAAACGCCACTCAGGCAGCTATCAGGGCGGGTTACAGCGAGAAGACCGCCCGTTCAGTTGGAAGCGAGAACCTTTCAAAACCTGACATTGCAGATCGCATTGCTGAACTGAAAGCAGAACGCAATGAAGAGGTGGGTGTAGACGCAGCATACGTTCTGAGGCGCTTGACTGAGATAGACCAGATGGATGTGCTCGACATCCTGCTTGCCAATGGCGAACTAAAGCCGATTAAAGACTGGCCGAAGGTGTGGCGAACAACGCTATCCGGAATGGATGTAGTTGAGATGGCATCTGCTGATAGCGCTGCTCTCCTGAAGAAAATCAAATGGCCTGACAAGGTTAAGAATCTTGAGTTGCTAGGCAAGCACGTAAATGTGCAGGCATTCAAAGAGCAAGTATCTAGCGAGATTACTGGTAAGAATGGCGGCCCGATTCAATACGCCGATATTACCGAAGAAGAATTAGATGAACGTTTGAAGGAGCTTGGTCATGGCCGACACAGATCACAGCTCTCTGAGAAACAGGCAGACTCTTGAGGCATTCAAGCGAAGAGCGATAAAAGAAGCCAGACAATCCCTGATGGGGTTCACACTCTACACCAACCCTCAGTATGAGACTGGATGGTTCAATGAGCTTCTCTCTGCTGAGCTTGATAATTTCCTGGTTGAGGCAGAGCAAGGAAAGATGCCTCGCCTGATGATATTCGCACCACCACGTTCAGGTAAAAGTGAAAAAGCATCTAGGCGCTTCCCTGCTTATGTGCTTGGCAAGCATCCAAACTGGAACGTTATTGCTTGCTCATATTCGTCTGACCTTGCCAACCGAATGTCACGCGATACTCAACGCATTATCGATTCAGACCGCTACAAGGAAGTATTCCCTGATGTGCATCTTAACGGAACCAACATCCGCACAGTTGCAGGTGGGGCGATAAGAACCGCTGAGTTATGGGAAACGCTATCAGCTAATGGGCACCTTCATGGTGGTTCATATCGAGCAGCAGGTGTAAACGGTGGCATTACCGGGCAGGGTATGAACATCGGCATTATTGATGACCCGGCTAAGGACTATAAAACAGCATCATCGCCAACATACCAGGAGGCGGTGATTGACTGGTATGACACAACATTCTTCACGCGTTCCGACCCAAAGATAAACGGAATCATCATCATCCTTACTCGCTGGCATCAAAGTGACCTTGCTGGTCAGCTGTTGAAGTTAGCAGAGGAGGGTGGAGAGCAGTGGCGAGTGGTTAGCTTCCCTATGGAGGCTGAAAAAGAAGAAATTCACGAGCTGAATGGCAAGACCTATCTATTACGCAAGCCTGGTGAAATCCTGTTCCCTGAACGAATGCCTCAGGAGTTCGTCGACAAGGCCAAGCAACGCGGATCCCTTGTCTGGAATGCTCTTTACCAACAGCGACCAACCGCTAAAGGCGGCGGACTGATTAAATCTGAATGGTTCGGTGAATACTCCGTGCTTCCTCCTATGCAATGGCGAGCCGTCTATGGCGACACCGCGCAGAAAACAAAAGAGGTTAATGACTTCTCAGTATTCGAGCATTGGGGGTTAGGTACTGACGGATATATTTACCTGATAGACATGATTCGCGGCAAGTGGGAAGCCGAAGAGCTTCAGCGTCGCGCTGTCGCTTTCTGGGATAAATGCAAAATCCTCAAGAATGGTCCGCTTCGTCACATGGCGATAGAGGATAAGTCATCCGGCACCGGGCTTATCCAGAACATTCGAAAAAAGGCGATATGCCCTATCAAGGCCATTCAGCGCGATAAAGACAAATACACTCGCCTGATGGACGTGCAGGGATACATCGAGTCCGGGTATATCAAGCTTCCCAGCAACTCACCATTCATTAACGACTTCCTCGTCGAGATGGAAGCCATCAACCCTGATTTCAATACGCACGACGACCAGTTAGATCCGATGATGGATGCCATTGACGAAATGAAGAATGGCAATGGTCCGTTACGCATATCTGAAGAAATTTTGAGGCTCGCATAGTGTTTGAACGCTGGAAAAAGAAAAAAGCTGAGCCTCCAAAGGAAGAGGCAAAACAGCCCATGTCGCTGGCTAACGCGTTGGCGATGCTGAATGAACAGGAAAGGATTAGGTCAGAGGGTGAGGTTCTTCGTCAGATTGAGCGCTATACACCGCCTCCAGGAGTTATTCCTGAGAGCGTTGGTGAGGCAGCTCTGGCGATGGACTCCACGCCTTATAGTTACCTCAATTCAGCAAACATCACCGCATATGGTTACGGTGGATTCCCTGGCTATCCATATCTTTCACAGCTCGCTCAGCTGCCGGAATATCGCAAGATTACCGGCACGATAGCTGAAGAAATGACGCGCAAGTGGATAGAGCTGAAGCACATCGGGAAAGATGAAGGTGACGATAAGGCCGACAAGATTCGCCAGCTTGACGACGCATTAAAGCGCTTCAAAGTGCGCGAGAAGTTTCGCGAGGCCGCAGAGCATGACGGTTACTTTGGTCGCGGTCAGATTTACATCGACGTGAAGACGCCGAGCGGTAACTCTGCCTGGCTGGTTCCTGATGAACTGGACAAGAAGCTCTACATCAGCCCTCGCAAGATAACCAAAGGAAGTCTGAACGGTTTCCGTGTTATCGAGGCAATGTGGACTTATCCCGGAGTGTATAACGCTGACAACCCATTAAGCCCTGATTTCTTCAACCCGGCTGAATGGTACGTCATGGGGCGCACCGTTCACGCCAGCCGCATCCTGACAATGATTTCTCGCCAGGTGCCAGACATCCTCAAGGCGGCGTATAACTTCGGTGGCCTGTCGCTTAGTCAGATGGCTGAGCCATACGTGCAGAACTGGTTGAGAACGCGTGACAGCGTGAGCGACCTGGTTCACTCGTTTGTGGTTTACGGCCTTAAAACGAACATGCAAAACGTGTTGTCCGGCGTGGCAGATCCGAACCTGTTTATGCGTGCGGAATTCTTCAACAAAGTTCGCGACAACCGTGGCATGTTCATGGTCGATAAGGACAGCGAAGAATTCTTCCAGTTTGTGACAAGCCTTTCTGGTGTCGACGCTCTTCAGGCGCAAGCACAGGAGCAGATGGCTTCGGTATCAAGCATTCCTCTGGTTAAACTGCTTGGCATCACGCCAAACGGTCTCAACGCTTCATCCGATGGTGAGATTCGCGTCTTCTACGACTCTATTCATGCCATGCAGGAGAATCTATTCAGGAGTTCGCTTAAAACCGTGCTGGATGTGATCCAGTTGAACGAATTTGGCGAGATTGACCCTGACATCGATTTCGAGTTCCTGCCGCTGTACGAGCTTACTGAAGCAGAGAAAGCCGAGGTCATGAAGCATCAGTCTGAGGCTGACAAGAACTATGCCGAAGCAGGTGTGTTCGATATCGACTCCATCAAGTCTATGCGCCAGTCAGATAAGAGCAGTCCATACCACATGATGGAATCTGAAGATGACGAAGATTACGAAAACGAATCCATCGAAGAAGGATTCGAAGAGCCAGAAAACCCTTCGTCCAATCAGGGCTAACGCCGGAGTTCACGAGTGGTATCGTGCGGAACTGCTCAAGTTAGTACGGGAGATGAACAAGTCTTACCGGTACTGGCTTGAAGCGGGCTACAAAGACAGCATGGCATTGGATGCCAGTCCTGCAAATGAGTTGAAGCGCAGGCTGGCTAAGCTCGGTAAACAGTGGGAAAGCAGGTTCAACGAGCTTGCGAAAAAACTGGCAGATCGCTTTGTCGATAAGACCCTGCGCAATACTGATGTCTCTCTTCATTCTGCTTTGAAGGCTGGCGGGTTCACCGTTAAGTTCACGATGAATGATGAGCTTAAAAACGCAATGCAAGCCGTCATAAACGAGAACGTCAACCTGATTAGGTCGATACCTGAGCAGTACCACACGCAGGTTGAGACGATGGTGATGCAGTCAGTCAGCCGTGGTCGTGACCTTGGTCATCTAACCGATGAGCTTGAGGCGCGATACGGCATTACGCGCAGGCGTGCAGAGACGATAGCTCGCGACCAGAACAACAAGGCTACAGCTGTCATCCAGTCCGAGCGGCAAAAGAGCCTGGGAATCACCAAAGGCATCTGGCGTCACTCTCATGCAGGTAAAGAGCCACGGCAATCCCACGTGAAAGCGGACGGTAAAGAGCTCTACCTCGATAAGGGTCTGTATCTCGATGGCGAATGGGTGTTGCCAGGAGAGGCTATCAACTGCCGCTGCACATGGTCTCCGATAATCCCAGGACTGGAACGAAAATGATTGAAGTGTTTAAGGCGCTAGGCCTGACATTGATATTTGGCGGGTTAATCATAGCCGTACTAACAATAACGTCGCTCAAGAAAAACAACGGTCGCTGAGGCGGCTTTTTTATTGCCTGAAGAAAGGTAAATCCATGCCAGTCGAAGAGAAAAACGGCAAATGGTATTGGGGGAAAGAAGGGCCATTCGATACAAAAGCAAAGGCAGAAGAGGTTGAGCGTGCGGCGTATGCCAATGGTTATGCTGGTGACTCCGCTTTGGCATTCGACAGGGCAACGGTGCGCTCCTTTGACAAGGACGGTCGCCTGCACATCGAACTGACGCCAATCAGCAAGGCTAACATCTGCCCCTACTATGGCCGTGAAATCCCTAACTCGAAAGCGTTAGGCCTGCAGCCTGACAAAGTTTACTACCTGCTGCGCGACCCCAAAGAACTCGCAAAAGCGGCGACCACATTCAACAACATCCCGCTCCTCAACGAACACATTCCGGTGACAGCCGCAGACCCTCAGAAGATGGCTGTGGTTGGCTCTACTGGTACTGATTCTGAGTTTGACGGGACTTACCTCAAAAACTCACTTGTTGTCTGGGACGCTGATTCCATCGCTGGAATTGAGACGGACGAGAAGAAAGAGCTTTCGTCGGCCTACAGATATGTAGCTGACATGACCCCCGGCGTGCATGAAGGTCAGCCATATGATGGCGTAATGCGCGATATCGTCGGGAACCACGTTGCTCTCGTAATAGAGGGCAGAGCCGGATCCGACGTCGTTGTCGGGGATTCATTATCACTGGAGCTAAAAGAGATGGCAAAAGCCAAACAACTCGCGGCTGCTCTGAAGCCATTCCTGGCACAAGACGCAGACCTCGAAGAAGTCGAAAAAGCGGTCAAGAAAAATCTCGAACTCGAAGAGGAAGAGAAAGACGAGCGCGAACGTAAAGACATCAAGGACAAAGAAAAGCGCGACGAGTACGAAGAGAAAAAACTCGACCGCGAAGATGAGCGCGAAGGCGAAAAGGCGAAGGATAAAAAAGCCAAAGACAAAAAGGCTATGGACGAAGAGTCCGAAGAAAAGGACAAGAAAGCCGAAGATGAAGATGACGAAGACGAAGAGGACAAAGCAGCTATGGATGCCGCATTAATCCGTAAGGCTGAAGAGAATGTCATGGGGCGCATTCGTCAGGCCAATGAAGCCCGTGAGTGCGTGCGCTCTCTCGTTGGCGACGTGAGCCTGGTAGCAATGGATTCAGCAGAAGACATCTACCGTTTCGCTCTCGACTCTGTTGGCGCTAACCACAAAGGCGTTCACCCTTCGGCACTGAAATCTATGGTTGAGTTCACAATCAGCCAGAAATCAGAAGCTCGCAAGCCAGCCAATGTTATTGGCATGGACTCTGCGACTACATCTTCTTTCGCCAAAGCATTCCCTGGCGCAACCAAAATGAAACGGAGCTAAGCAATGAGCGGCTTTCAAAGTGTAATCAATCAGCAGCAGGCACCTGGCGTTGAAGGTGACTTCGCTTCTGCAAACCCGAAGGCAAGCTTGCTGGCGGGTGAAGGTGCTCTGGTAGCTGGCACCAATGGTGTGGTTGTTGGTCGTTTCGGGTGGGTGACGAACGGCGTGGTAGACAATACCGGCACTGGAGTTCCAGCCGGCTTCGTTCATCGCGAGGGTCAGGCTTCAATCACCACCTGGCTGGCTGAAGCATCAATGACTGTTCAGCCTGGCTTCCAGATGACTCTGATGACGGCAGGTGATTTCTGGGTGCGCACCGCAGGAGCGGCAACAGTAGGGCAGAAAATTTTCGCCAAACTGTCAGATGGCTCTATTACCACCGGCGCTGCTGGAGCAACTGTTGCTGGTTATGTAGAGACCAAATTTGTGGTTGGTAGCGTTGGCGCTGCTGGCGAACTTATTCAGATGGGCACCTGGAGCTAATCGATGAACAACGCAGAATTTTTACAACATAAAGCAATGGCTGAGCGGGATTACGGCGTAGTACTTCCTGAAGCCAAAGCCTATCTGACTGACGCGGTAGCGAATAGCTATTCCTACGCGATGGATGCGCAGCCGACACTGGTAACCGCCAGTAACGCAGGCATTCCATGGTATTTCACCAACTACGTTGACCCTGAGCTGATTCGCATCCTGGTTACCCCGATGAAAGCGGTGGAAATCATGGGTGAAACCAAAAAAGGCGACTGGACTACCATGACCGCGCAGTTCCCGGTCGTAGAATCTACCGGTCAGGTCTCCAGTTATGGCGACTACAACAACAATGGCCAGGTGAGCGCGAACGTTAACTGGGTTGCGCGTGAGTCCTACCTGTATCAGACCATCACCCAGTGGGGTGAGCTTGAACTGGACCGCTACGGTGAAGGACGTATCGCCTGGGCTCAGCAACTGAACACCGCTTCAGCGCTGACCTTGAACAAATTCCAGAACAAGTCTTACTTCTTCGGCGTTGCTGGTCTGAAGAACTACGGCATTCTGAACGACCCTAATCTTCCTGCACCAATCACCCCGGGGGCAACTGGCACTGGTGGTGGCACCACTTGGGCAACCAAAGATGGTCAGGCTGTGTACGACGACATCCAGGCGCTGTACAAGCAGTTAATCACCCAGACTAAGGGCTATGTTGAGCGCGACAGCAAAATGACGCTGGCGATGTCTCCTGAATCTGAAGCTAATCTGACCAAAACGAACATGTATAACGTGAACGTTTCAGACCAGTTGAAGAAAAACTTCCCGAACCTGCGCGTTGTTACTGCTGTTGAGTACAACACCGCATCAGGTCAGCTTGTTCAGCTCATTGCTGACGATCTGGATGGTCAGGATACTGGCTACTGTGCATTTACCGAAAAAATGCGCGCACATCCTGTAGTAGTAGACCTTTCTGCTTATAAGCAGAAGAAAACAGGTGGCACCTGGGGTGCAATCATTCGTCAACCGCTGGCTGTCGCCGGCCTGCTTGGAGTTTAATTCATGGCTGAAATGGTAAGCGTAGGCTGCAAATTGCCTAATGGACTGCAGGTCACTATCGACGGCAAAACGGTAATCCTGAACGGGGCGGCAACAACCGCCCTACGTGGTCTTGACGGAGCTATTCCTGAAGGTGCCTTTGGGATTACTCAGGTCGAAAAAGACTTCATGGATAAGTTTGTTGCCGTGTATCAGGATGCAGCTTATATCCAGAACAACGCCATTTTCATCCAGAAAGACGAGCGTAGCGTGAAAGCGCAAGCGAAAGAACTGGCTGAAGAGAAAACCGGTCTGGAAGGAATGGACCCTGAAAATCCGGCCCATGGTGTTAAAAAGGCCGATACCAAATAGCGGGAGCAGTGAATGGGCGTCGTAATATTTGACCCCGCCGCATTTAAGCTACGTTACCCTGAATTCTCATCTGTCGACGACGCACTACTCCAGCAGTATTTCACCCAGGCAACCATCTATCTCGATAACACAGACTTCAGTCGTGTGTCGGATTTGGCTGTCCGCGCAATGCTGCTGAATATGCTGGTTGCCCATATCGCCTTTCTTTACTCGGGCGCTAATGGGCAGTCACCATCCGGATTGGTTGGGAGAATCGACAGCGCTTCAGAGGGTTCAGTTAGCGTTCATGCGGATATGCCAGGGGTAACAGCAAACTCAGCATGGTACATGCAAACAAAGTATGGCGCTGATTACTGGAATGCTACGGCACCATTCCGCACCTTCCAGTACATAAGCGGTCACTCCCCATCAAATTATCCCTACGGATATTACCGGAGATACTGATGGATAAGGTGATGGATGAGCTTAATAAAATTGCCGGTGATTTTTCAGATCTCCAGCTAAAGGCTGGATTTCTTGAAGGTGCTACGTATCCAGACGGAACTCCGGTTCCAATGGTGGCGGCAACTAACGAATTCGGTAATCCAGCAAACAATCAACCTCCGCGTCCTTACTTCAGGAATGCCATTTCAACCAATGAAGGTGAGTGGCAGGAAGCAATGACAAGGCTGATTGGAAATGGTGGTGATACTCGAGATGTGCTTTCGCTTCTGGGTGAAATCATTGTTGATGACATCAAAGAGTCCATAAGACAACTTGATGCACCGCCACTGTCCCCGGTGACGATAGCGAGAAAAGGGTTCGATAAACCGCTGATTGATACATCCAACATGTTAAACAGCGTCAGTTATGAGGTGAGCGAAATTGAATCTTCGACAGATAGCCAATAACGCGATCACCAGCATCAACCCGAATATCCCAGCAATCCTGAAGAAATACGCCGGTGAAACCATCGGCCCCGGTCGCAAGCCGGTTCCGTCTTACCTTCCTGACCAGAGCGTCATCATTCAACTACAACCAATCAGTCGCGGCGACATGCAGCACGTCGACGGCCTGAATATTCAGGGTCTGGCGAAGGTGATTTATGTCAATGGCAACTACTTCAGCGTGCAGCGTGAAATGGAGCAGGGCGGCGATATTTTCGTCATTGGCAGTGAGCAATGGCTGGTTGTTGAGCCGGTAGAGCTTTGGCCTGATTGGTGTCGCCTCATTGCAGTATTGCAGGTGAGCCCATGAATGACTTCACCGTAGACAACGTAATCGACGTTCTGGCGGATTACATCGAACCCATAGCCGGTATTTGCCAGCAGGCACAGGCTAACAGGGTGCCGATGCAAAAAGGCCAGTTCTGCATCCTGACCCCGCTTACCCCAAAGAGACTCTCTACAACTAGAGATATCCAATTGGATACTGGCTCTCCCGCTACAAGCCAGATGGCTTATACGGAGGTAAGACAGTTTGATATACAGGTTGATGTATATGGTCAGGGTGCAGCAGATCGCGCAATTGCACTGGAAACCACTTTTGCCAGTAGTTACGGCTACGACAAAATAAAATCCCTAGATGAGAGGCTTGCACCTCTTTATTCAACCGCCCCATTCAATGCCGCCATGATTGATGGTGAAAGTCAGTGGCAGGAGAGATGGGTGTTAACCTTATCTGCGCAAGCACACATCGCTGTGTCGTTCCCGCAGGACTACTTTGACAAAGCAGAAATTACAACTGAACAGGTGGATGGACGCCAATGAGCACAATCCCTTTATCCGTAGATTTTAACATCACGCCCAATGTCGTTACACCTGCCGGTTCTGCGGTTGATGCTAACGGCCTGATGCTGACCGATAATGAGCTTATCCCGGTCGGCACTGTGGCATCCTATTTCACTGCTGCTGACGTATCGGCGCTGATGGGAAGTACTTCAAAAGAATTCCTTGCAGCGCAGCAGTATTTTAATGGCTACGAAAACTCATCCGTTATCCCGGGTGAATTGCTGATGTACCGCATCGTAACTGCGCCAGTGGCTGGATATCTCCTGTCAGGAAACCTGAAAGGCGTGTCTCTTGCCACGTTGAAAGAAATTCCTGCAGGCACAATCACTCTTTCTGTTGACGGAACCTCAGTCACCAGTGCGTCAATTGACCTCTCGGCGGCGACGAGCTTCTCTGATATTGCTGACAAGCTTGAAACAGGAATTGGCGCGAGCAAGGTAGCTGTAGAGTGGCTGCCAATAGCTAACCGATTCATTATCCGCTCTGCAACCACTGGCGCGGCTAGTGAGGTTTCCTACGCGGCTGATAGCGCTTTAGCTACTGGTCTATTACTGACGCAGGCTACAGCCGCAATCGTGTCTCCGGGTTCTGATGTAGTCACGCTGACAGACACGATGAATAACATCATCAATGTCAACCAGAACTGGATTCTGTTTAACTCACTGGTCGAATTGACCGATAACCAGAAAACTGAGCTGTGTGCATGGTCTAGCGGCAGCAAAAACCGTTTCGGATATGTGGTCCATGACACAACGTCCGCCGGGACTGTGGCAAACAATGCTAACTGCTTCGTGCAGAAGGTGGTTGTGGCTAACGGCTATGAAAATATCTTCCCGGTGTACGGCTCATATTTGTACAGCGTTACTGCGCTAGCATATGCCGCATCGGTAGACTTTGCGCGAACCAATGGGCGAATTTCGTTCAAGTTCCGCGGATTCTCAGGGCTGGCTCCGAATGTGAGTGACCTTGCTACAGCACAAGCGTTGAAGTCGAATGGCTACAACTTCTACGGCTCATACAGTCTGAATAAGACAATGGCTCAGTATGCTTCTGATGGCGCGATTACTGGCAAGTTTGTCTGGCTGGATAGCTTCATTGACCAGGTATGGATTAACGCCAACCTCGTCGGTGCATATGCGAATCTGTTCACCAATAATCAGTCATACCCATTCAACCAAAACGGTTATGGAGCTATTCAGGCAGCGACGATTGATGTTGCCAATCAGGCCCTGACGTTCGGAGCAATCCAACGCGGGGTCGTGCTTGACCAGGCACAAATTCGCATCGTGAACAACACGGTTGGCAAGGATATTTCCGCAACGCTTTATTCTGAGGGTTGGTATCTGTTCATCCCTACACAGACTGGTGCGGCTCGTCTTGAGCGAACTCTGAAAGGTGCAATCTTTTACTGGGTTGACGGCCAGCTTATTCAATCCATCGATATGTCCTCAACCGCGATTCTATAAGGGAATAAACAATGCCTATCGATATTACTAGCGCAAATAGTAAGCTGCGCATCGTCGTACCTGCTTATTACCCTGGCGGTTTTGATGTAGATGATTATTCAGCCGACAACATGTTTGAAACCGGCGCGTTGCAGAACAAAGAAGACATGATGTCTGCAGATGGTAAATACCACGCTGGCTTCATCTTCAACCCGACAGAGTTCACCATCAACCTAATGGCGACATCTAATGCCAGTAGCCTGATTGATGACTGGATTGCTGCAGAGCGAACAGCAATTTCTGCTTTTGCGTGTAACGCGGTGCTAACCGTGCCGGCGCTTGGTGCGAAATGGAACTTTGTTAACGGAGTTCTTTATACCTGGACGCCAACACCTCCTGGCCGTCGAGTACTGCAGCCTCGCCCGGCAGTATTCCACTTTGAGACAGTTACACGGAGCGCTATCTGATGGCACGAAAAGAGATTCCCTTCGTCGTGGAAGAAGAAGGACGCGATAAAGGGAAAGAATTTCTCATCACAGAAATGTCGGCATGGGATGCCGACACTCTGGCTCAGGATATCTTCCGCGCAATGGGTGATTCTAACTTTAGCGAAATTCCAGCGGATGTGATCGCCATGGGATGTGCGGGGCTGGCAACTGTTGGCCTGAGTGTAATCTCCGCATCCTCGCCTGATATCGCTCGCGAACTGCGTGACCGACTGATGTCTACTGTGGATATCATCATCACCAATGACGGAAAACAGCAGCAGCGTAAGGTGAATGGTTCCCTGGATTTCGAAGAAGTCTCCACCATCCGAACCTTGCTGGATAAAGTATTCCAGGTGAACTTTGATTTTTTAACGATCGCCGGAGAGTAAAATATCCCTTCATGGATGAAGAGTCTCTTCCGGCAAAGCTGGTCTCGCCTGTAAACGTCTCTTCAGCGATAAACGCAATTATCTGCTCCGGCAAAGCCTCTTATCTGGACCTTCAGGAGAAGCTTTCCGTAGCAGATATGTACAACCTGCTGGAAATCATATCCGTTGAAAACTTCAACCAACGCGTCTGGCATAAGCATCAGGAGCAACGATGATTATCAATGAGTTGGCCTATAAGGTCACAATCAAGGCTGATGAGTTCCTGAACGGCAAGAAGAAGGTTGAAGAAGGAGTTAAAGAGCTTCAGGACACAGTTGAAAAAAGTTTTGACGGGATAGACGAAACCTCCAAAGAGACTGGCAAGGTTATCGTTAAGACTGGAGATGACATTCAACGGTCTACGCGGAAAACTGGAAGGGTAATTTCTGATGCCACCTTTGATGTTAAAAAGTTCGGGGCATCAGCTGCATCTTCATTCCGTGGTGCATATGTTGCTGCAGCCGGGTTCCTTGGGATTGGTGCTGGCCTGTATGGCATTAAGCAACTCTTTACCTCCACATCAAACGAAATCGTTCGCGCCAGCAACCAGGCTAAATTCTTCGGAACCGATGTGAATAAGATGTTCGGTCTTCGTCGAGGATTCCAACAAGCAGGGCTCAACGGCGATGCCTTCATTGGTGCATCCGGTAGTGCTCGTATGGCACTGGCTAACATCGCTGACCCAACGGTGTTTGGTGGGTTAACCGGCGCTGCACAGAACCTGATGGTGCTTGGCGCTCGTACCGGTCTGAACATCAACCGGCTTGGCGATCCGAATAAAGCGCTATCTGAATTCACTCGCTATGGGAAATCTCATTCGCAAGAGAACCTGATGCAGGTAATGGCGGCTGCGGGTTTTGACCCGACTGATGCAGCTAAAATTAAATCCGGTGAGCTGAAATCACTTGTCGATTCTGAGACCAAGAAGTCAAACATCACTGCGCAGCAGGTGAAAGAACAGGAGGCTTTAGTGGCAACACTAGGTCAACTTGACTCTGAGTTTGACCGACTGAGGCAAGACCTTGCAATTGCGTTTGCTCCGGAAGTGATGAATGCCATGAAGGCATTCGGTGACTGGATTAAGGATCACCATGGCGACATTATCGGTTTCTTCCGAGATGCCGGTGACTCCATTAAAAAACTCACAGATTCCGTTGGTGGTGCCACTGCATTGCTACTGCTTCTGGCAACAGGGCTAAGAGCCAATCCATTAGTCATGGGTGCTATCGCAGCGGCCGCAGCAAGTCACGGCGTGGACGAGGCGCGGGATGAAGCAAGAAAGCAAGGTAAGGACGTTGGCTCTTATCTCTATGACAAGGTTCATGAAGATAAAAAACCATTCATGACATGGGATTCTATTAAATCCTATTTTGGGCTTGGTGAGCCGGAGCAGTATGGGCAATCCGCAAGGGAGTCTGGCTCATCTGGAATGGATGACCTGCTTCACGGCATAATGATGACAGAATCAAGCGGGAATCCTCTTGCTTACAACGCTACGTCAGGAGCCGCTGGGGAATATCAATTCATTCCTGATACGGCCAGAGACCTTGGACTTCGCGTTAATTCACAGGTTGACGACAGACTAGACCCAAGCAAATCCCGCGCGGCCGCATCGGTTTATATGCGACAACTGCTGAAGCGGTACGATGGGAATGTCGATAACGCTCTCCGCGCCTACAACTGGGGAATGGGTAACGTTGATAAGTGGATCGCCAATGGCAGTGACATTTCTCAGCTTCCCAAAGAAACCAGAGAATACACTGGCAAGGTGTACGGCAACATGGGTAACGCCAGAAACTACTACGCCACACAGGGTAGGATGGCTGACAGTAGGCCGTATGAGCTGGCATCTGGTGGTGGACAATCTCAGATTACCAATAGCACCCATATCAACACAGTGAACGTTAACAGCAATCCTCAGACTGTCGATTCTCTTACGCAAAGCATTAATCAGCAGGCGAAAAGGGCAACAACGAACTCATCATTTGCTACTGCTGTGAATTGAAATGATTATCAAGAGTCAATGTTTAGACTCTGAAAATGCCAATTGTGTTACTTGATTAAGATAACGATACTCAATCGAATTTGTGCCGTATGTTTTCTTTGCTATGTTCATCGCCGTGCTTGTAGATATACCATGCTCGCCGTTAGTGAAGTTTTTCACCATGATACCTTCACAAACAAGTACGGCATTTTTCTTAACTTCATATGATGGGATTGACCCGTCAGGCATTTTCTTTGCTATCAACTCGCATCGTTTCTCAATCGGTAAACCGTTAATTTTCTTTTTCGATGAATATTCTTTAAGTGCTGCAACCTTTTCAGCTTCGCTGGATGAATTCGATAGCTCTGGATATGTAATTTCACGTTGGCTTGATTTGTTTTTTTCTCCATGAAGAGAATTGAAATATTCTTTTGCAATCAATGCGGAGCGCTGAACAGCATTTACATTTAGGACATCAAATCCTAGGTATACGTTTCTGTTAAATGCATCAACTTGCCAAGCTTCAATTTGATTTATTGACTTGGCATCTCTTGCCGTTATCACAGCGTTGAGACACATATTTAATCCATAGTTAAGTAATTGTTTCTTTGCAATGCCTTGCTGAGAAGCCCAATTAGACCAATTCTCTGATTCAGATTTTGCAAGTTTATCGCATGACAATATGGCGTTATTCTGCTCTGTAGATTGGCTTTCCGACGCGTAAGATGGATGACTAAAAGACACGACTATTAAAGCGACCATGGATAGGGGTATTAAAAAAATTTTCATGAATATTTCCTCAATAGTTTTAATCAATCATATAGTCATAAGAATGCAAAAACACGCAATAAATTAAAAATTGGTGAACAAATGAGCATCATCGACCTCAATACCGCAGACATATTTAATGCGATCGGCGGTGGTTCTCCACTGTCGATAATCGACAGCGTTCTACATCCTCAATATGTCATTAGGAATAGCACCACAGGAGCTGTAGCGCTTGAGTTCAGCGGCATGGCATCCATTCAGCCAAGCGGCAGGGCTCAGATAACGAATGCACCTGTCGAAGGCGGAAAATACCAGTCCATCAATAAAGTAAAAGAGCCGTCTGTTGTCAGGTGCGAAATCATCGTTACCGGGCTGACGGGTTTCTCCGGTGGCATTCCAAACATCTTCGACCTGACGTTTACCAGCCAGAGCAGCGTACTTGAAACTATCAAAACGATGCTATCGACGGCCAACACATACGACATAGAGACGCCGAAAGAAACGCTTGAGAGCTATGACCTGGTTGACCATTCATACGAGGTAAATTCACAGCGCGGCGTGAGCATGCTGACCATCTACCTGTACTTTCAGGAGGTCATGCAGCAGATGGAAGTTGTCCTATCTGGTGCTCAGTCTGAAGCAAAACCGACGAATGACTCTGTTAGTCAGGGCGTTACCGGCATGGGGGCATCGACTAAAGACGCAGGCTCTACACCTTCTACTGTAGACGAGCTTGGGAAGTCCTGGTCATCGCTGAAGACTTCGGTATCAGGCATAGCCACAACAGCGTCAAACGCCATCTCTACAAGCTTTCAGAGCGCTCTTGATACCGTTTCGAAGCCAATACTCGACGTGACAAACAGCGCTACTCAGAAGGCCGCTGAGCTTGCCAAAGAAATTAACGAGAACATCACATGATAACAATTCCACTTGAGCCGCAGAAATCACAGTCTGTCTCTGTGGATTTGGCTGGGCAGCGATGCGTCATACGACTGATTCAACGTGAAAGCTTCATATACATGGACCTTACAGTAAATGGAAACCCCATCATGCAGGGCGTTCCTTGCCTGTACGGAAACAAAATGGTCCGTTATTCCTATCTGGGGTTTCAGGGCGATCTGGTTTTCCTCGACAACGTAGGACAGCAGGACCCGTCTTATGATGGGCTGGGAGGAAGGTTCATTCTTTACTACATAGAGGAAAGTGAACTTGTACAATAAGCGCTCTCTTCGATTTGAGTTTATGAATGAGACCTCATCGTTCGATGATGCGGGAAACAATCAAATATCTATCAGCGAAGCCCGGGCAACTGTTTCACTCCAGTCATCAGGAAATCTCTTCGGAACGCAGGTTAACGTAAGCATATTCGGGCTTGGCCTGGAAATGTTGGCAGCCCTGTCGTCTAAAGCAATGGGCCTGTTCGGCACTGACACTGAACGCATCAGCATGAAGATTTTTGTGGAGAATACCGCGATATTTTCCGGGTACATGACGTCATCTATTGCCAACATGAACACCATGCCGAATACGGCTTTGATGATTACGGCAACGGCAAACGCTGACCTGCAGAACAAAACTGCGTCACCATTTTCGTTCAATGGCTCAACGGCGGTAACAAGCGTTATCAACGCTATCTGCAAGGCCGCAGGATACAAGCCATATATAGTTGGGCTGGACGGAAAAGTAATTACAAACCCACACTATGAAGGAAGTGTGTTTGATCAACTTCGAGCAGTCTGCGACGACCTGAACATAGCCATGTCTGTCGTGCCACCATCAATATCATTCTGGCCGCAGGAAAGCACAAAGGACGATGTGAAGCCTCTTATCTCTCCTGAGTACGGGCTAATTGGATATCCAGTCTTCTCAAATGGAGGCGTGATGTTCCAGACGCAATTCTCAACGTTGTTAACTACAGGCCGCGATATAGAGTTGCAGACAACCCTTCCTCATGCCAGCGGAGTTTATAAGCTCACCAGCGTAACCCATGAGTTGTCATCATGGATGGAGGATGGACCATGGCATTCAGTGTGCATAGCTAACAGAAAATTAGAAGAGGCGACCAGTGGCTGACTATTTATTTACGCCTACTAGTGCGCAAACTAGTGATGCGGAAAACCTCTCATACGTATTTAAGAAGCTCCTTTCAGGAGCTTTTTTTATTGAGCTCGTTCAGGTAGTCGCTATTCGAGGAGGCGCACCAAATCTGGTGGTAGATGTTATTCCTCTGGTCACCAGAACAGACCCATCAGGAGCGACCATCCAGAACTCGGAAATCTTCAATGTGCCGGTGTTCAGACTTCAGCGTGGAGCAAGCGCAATCATCATGAACCCGGTGCCGGGTGATATTGGCATGATCGCCATCTGCGACCGAGACAACTCAATAGCCAGGGCAAACCGCAAGCAGTCCGTGCCAGGCAGCAAGAGGTCGCACAGTAAATCAGACGCGCTTTACCTTGGCGGCTTTCTAAATAATCAGCCAACCCAATTCATCGAGTTTGCAGACGGCGCGATAAATATTACCACGCCGAATCCGGTGAACATTAACTGCTCATCAGCCAATGTTACAGCCCCAGATGGTGTAACGATGACAACGCCGACAATGCACGTCACCGGAAACATTACGGCCGGTGGGGATATCACGGATAACAACGGCAGCCAGGGCGCTTCCCTTAAAGCGCTCCGAGACAATTATGACGCGCACAAACACCCTGTGCCGGGAGTACAGACTGGCGGCTCAACTGTCACATCAAATGTTACGGATAAACCAACATGACCTACAGAACCATGCAATTAGATGTGTCTACATGGGACTTAACACTGGATGGTAGCGGGAATATAGCCATTGCTGATGAAGCCTATTCGGTAGCTCAGGATGTAGCTAGTGCATGCCTGGTGTTCTCCGGAGAGTGTTATTACAACAATACCTTGGGTATCCCATGGAAAACAGATGTGTTAGGCAAAAGACCCACGCCAAGCTTCATTTCGCAGAAGTTGCAGACCGAGGCGAAAAAACTCCCGATTGTAGATCAGGCTCTGGCGACGGTATTTTTCGATAAAAACACTCGCAGAATGCGTGGAGCTATTCGCGTAACGGATATTAACGGAAACACTGCTCAGGCGACGCTATGACAACGATACAAACCGCCGTACCAGATGTCACCATCACTGAGAACGGTCTGTCTGTTCCTGATGTGTCTGACATCCTGGCTGGTAGACTAACTGATATGACTACCGCTCTAGGTGGTGGTGCAAGCCAATCGCTTAGCTCTCCACAGGGACAGATTGCACAGTCAGACACGGAAATCATCGCGCAGGAATACGATAAGTTAGAGTGCCTGTTTAACCAGGTTAACCCTGACTTTTCAACCGGAAGATTTCAGGATGGAATCGGTCGAATATATTTTATGGATCGCATCTCTGCTCAGGGAACAGTTGTTACGGCGACATGCATTGGCAAAGTAAACACTACTATTCCTGCAGGAAGCACCGCAATTGATACAAATGGCTACATTTACCAAAGCATTGATAATGCGATAATCCCTGCAGGTGGTTCGGTTGATGTGCAGTTTGTAAACACAACTACAGGACCGATACCATGCGGTTCAGGCTCGCTAAATCAGATATATCGAGCGGTTTCAGGTTGGGACTCAATAACAAACGCAAACCCTGGCGTGGTGGGCGTGGATGTTGAGTCAAGAATCGCTTTCGAGACTCGGCGCAGGCAGTCGGTGGCAAGGAATAGTAGAAACCAGGATGCATCAACACTAGCAGCGCTTTTGGCTACCAAAGGTGTTCTGGATGCTTATGTCTGGTCAAACAGAACTGCGGCTACGGTTAATCAGGGAACGACAAGTTTTCCGGTTCTTGCCCACTCACTGTTTATTTGCGTTTACGGAGGAGCGGATGAGGATGTTGCTGAATCAATTTTCCAGACTTACAACCCTGGCGCGAACATGAACGGGAGTACTCATTACACCGTTTATGACAACGTCAACTACACACCTCCATATCCGTCATATGACATCCAGTGGCAGAAGGCATCTCCTACAAGGGTTTACTTCAAAGTTGAGCTTGATAGTAGTTTGAATCCGCCGAGTGATATTACGGCGCAGGTGAAAGCGATGATTGTCTCAGTATTCAACGGTGGGTATGAGGGGATTAGTAAAGCCAGGATAGGCTCCACAATCAACGCTGGAAAGTACTATGCACCGGTGATTTCCATCTCTCCTGATACGGTAGGTATTCTTTCTCTTGAAGTCTCTCTGAACGGAACTACATGGGGGCCGGCTGTCACCATGGGGATTGACCAAGTTCCGACAATTCAGGGATCGGACATCACAGTAACTCTGATATAGGGGATAGATTGATGTGGAAAGACACTATCCTCACGCAGTACTCAGCAAGCCAAAAACTCATATCGATTATAGATACGTTCAATCAGGCAGTTAATCTTGATGATTTTACAGATGAGTTTATTAAGAAGGTATGGGATCTAACTACGTGCGAAACCTTTGGTCTTGATATGTGGGGAAAAATTGTTGGAGTGGACAGGTACATTATTGCACCTATAGAAAGCACTTCATTCGGCTTTAGCGAGGCTGATGATTCCAATCCTGATTATCCAGCACCATTTAATGACTCCCCGTTCTTCGGTGGAGTTCAGGAAACAACTAATGTCCGCTTGGGAGATGATGCATACAGAACGTTGATATTCTGCAAAGCATTCACAAATATAAGTATCGCAACCATTCCTGATGTAAACAAATTCCTAAAAATCCTCTTCTATGAGCGGGGTAGGGCATTTTGCGTAAACTACCGGGATATGACTATGGGGATAACATTTGAGTTTGAGTTGGCACCCTATGAAGTTTCGATTCTGAAAAATTATGACGTGACACCTATTCCAAGCGGGGTGTTGCTGCAAATTCATCAGATAGTTACACCTTATTTCGGATTTTCATCCGATGCATATCCCTTCAATGACGGAACCTTTTACAGAGATATAACATGAAGAGAACTGACTCGCCAAAAGTACAATACACGCCATTTGCAATAAACGGTCAGCGTGAAGACATTCTCCCCACAACTCCGTCAGGTGACAATACTGCATCGTATGATGTCGGGTTCCCCCCAATTACGATGATCTTGAAATCTGCTGGAGGCCTGCCACCGAAAGGTCAGGATATGAACCAGATTTTATATGAACTTGCCAGTCTATCCAGATGGGCAAGTACAGGGACTTTGAATCCATTCGACCCGACATTGTCCACGGCGATAGGTGGGTATCCAACAGGTGCTATGTTGCTTGGGAATGATGGTAGCACTATTTATATCAGTATTGCAGATAACAATACGTCTGATCCCAATACTGGGAGCGCTACCTGGAGAAACCTACAGGCATATATTGTTAGTGGTTATGCACCAATCACAAGAAAGGTAAATAACAAACAGTTAAACGCAGATATAACATTAACTTCTTCGGATGTAGGCGCCGTACCAACTACGCGACAAATCAACAACAAACCGTTAAATGCTGATATCACATTAAGTGCATCGGATGTAGGTGCGGTTCCGACGACAAGGCAGGTAAATGGAAAGGCATTGTCCTCTGATATAACGTTAACCTCCTCTGATGTTAATGCCGTGTCATCAAGCGGCGGTAACTACCCATCTGCAACGATTCGTATGGCTGGAGTTGAAACTCTACCAACAGAACCATTAGCGTCTAATCTTTCTGCATTGTATAGCGCTCCAAGCCCTATCAATTCTGGGGATGTTGCATCCGGTGTAGTTAATAACTGGTATACCAATCAGGCTATCTATGGACTTATTAGAAACGCCTCTACAGGGATAATTTGCTGGGGAATAAAAATAAATGGCACTACCAGATTTCAGGTAGACCCTAGCGGTAACGTTTATTCAAACAGTGATAAACTGGCAACAGAAACTCTCGTAAGACAAACCTATGTTCAAGACGTGCGCCTCGGGTCAGAATCTACAGCAGCACCCTCTACTCATACGGCTGGATTTGTGTTGACTGCCTTTGATGCAGTAAGCGGCGGCGCGTCAACCCTATATTGGAGACCAGTGCAGAAACTTATCAATGGTACATGGACAACGGTGGCAGGCATATGACAAAAATGAGAAACTTTAAGCTAGAAGAAAACCTATCTCCTTATCAAGAAAGTGTTGCTAAAACATATAGCGCATCATTTATTAGCGATGAAGATGGAAACGACTGGTATGAGCTACAAAAAGAACTGGATACTAAAACATGGAAGGTGGTTATTAGTTCTGATGGCACTGTTGTTGCCTTCAATACGGATGCATCAACATTGTTCCCAATAGAATCATCTGTTGTTGAATTAAATAAAATTCCAGATGAGTTAAATAATAAAGGTCTCTGGAGTTATGACTTTAAATTGAGTAAATTCACATATGATTATATCAAGGAGGCGGAAAATGAGAGAGGTAGATTGTTGAATGAAGTAAGGCCAAGGATACAATATCTATCAGACAAAAGTGATGATGCGGACATAACAGAAAGCGAATCGAAAGAGTTGTTATCTCTGAGGGCGTATCGTACAGAAGTCAGGAACTTGGATATTAGTAAAGCTCCAGATATTAAGTGGCCTTCACTACCGCAATGATTGAAAGCTCTATGAACTAATGCTAGACTGACAAAAAGTTCAAAGAGATCACGTGATGTCGACACATTCTATAAAATCTATACAGGCACTTAGAGGCATTGCAGCTTGTATCGTTGTCCTTTTTCATTACAAGTGGGCGATAGACATAGATTTAAGTAATCCCGTTGTGTCGGCATTATTCAATTCTGGTGGGCTTGGGGTGACTATATTCTTTATATTGAGTGGATTCATAATGATCTATTCAAGTAGAAATAAAAGCTCAGCAGTTAACTTCGCCATCAATAGATTTTCAAGGATATACCCAGCATATCTATTCTTTATATTGCTTTGTTTTGCAATTGATGGGGGTATGAGCACATTCCATTATGCAGATAAAACGACAAGCTTTGTTAGATCCTTCTTCTTTCTCCCTTCAATTACAGATGATGCACCAGCATACATCAATGTAAACAATGCTTCTGGCGTTAGGTGGACATTAAACTATGAGATGTATTTCTATCTTTTAATGTCAATGTCATTTCTTTTTATAAAGAAGACTCCTGCTCTGCTCTCTATGTTCTTCATAGCTCTAATTGCCATCCCGGCAATTAGCGGTTTTTATCCGAGCGTTGATATAATGGGATATCCGTATTCATCTGAGATAGCGGGGTTTGCTACCAATCCAATTATGTATGAATTTATGCTTGGTGTTATTATTGCTATCTTGTACATCAAGTTTGCAAGTAAGGTTAGCCAAAACGTATCGGTAATATTTTTTGTGGTTTCTATTATAGTTGTAGGTTATTACTCATTATTCAATGGGTATAATGACCATGGATTGAAATCATCCGCACTATTTATGGCGATTTTATTCCTGGCGATTGTATTCAACAGAGAATGGCTAGATAAGATAACTCCAAAGGCCCTTTATTATTTTGGCGAGGTGTCATTCTCAGTGTACTTACTTCACAATCCAATGATGTCTATTACCAGAAAGTATATATACAATACGGATAAAGGATGGCACATATTCTTTACGGCGCTTATCCTAACCTTTGTCACCGCACATCTTTCTCATAAATATCTTGAAGTTAAGGCATCAAAGGTATTAAAAAGATTATTAATGTCTAAATTTGGTAGAAAAGAGCAGTCCGCAATTCAAACGGGTTAAAGACATGAAGCTCATTTAGCAGAGTTATCTAATCAAAGCGGAGATTCCTGCCGCTGTTATTGTTTGAATTATGCTTTTTAGTGCTTCAGAAGAAAGCTGAGCTATTGCCGACTTAGCCATTTTCTTTTCTTCAGTGCTCATATTTGAAATTGCAATTAGGTCCTCTAGGACTATAATTGTATCCCTATGAACCTTAATTGTATGAACATTTAGAATCGCAGATACCCCTCCGTCATCGAGCATAAAATCAACACCTTTATGAGTGGCTTTTAATCTTTCCAAAAGGTTGAACGGATCGTCTGAGTTATCATGCTCTATGCTAATTAGCCCATGCTGCTGAAGATAAATGACATTTGCACGGAATTTTTCATCTTGATTAAGAATTAACTCTGGGTTCTCAGAAAACATTTTGAATGTAGTATTATCTGGATATGCCTCAATACACATCTTAAGTATAGTTAGTTGAAGTTCACGATCGAATTTCTCCACGACACAACTCCTTTTTAAATATGTTATCAATAAAAAACCATATTATCATTCTCAATA